AGGAGACCAAGTGTCTGACACTACTGCTCCTGCTCCTGCCGTTGAAGAAGCGGTTGAAGCAGCTAAAGCAAATATGGTTGAGGCAGCTCGCCCAGCCTTTTACACAGCACCTCGCCTTGAATTTAGCAAGGCAAAATATCTTGAGAATAGCGTTCGCGCTAAACTCGGTGATGACGCAGCTCGCCAGTATGTTATGGCAGCAGATGACACCACTTCAAACAACGCTGGCTTAATTCCAACTCGCCAGCTAACTGAAATCATTAATCCATTATCAAATGCAGATCGCGGATTTATTGATGCACTCAGCAAGGGAGTTTTGCCTGATGCTGGAATGACTTTCGAGATTCCAAAAATCACTGCTGTTCCTACTGTAGGCGTAGAAGCTGAAGAAGCAACAATTGATGAAACAGGAATGACAAATTCTTTTGTTACTGTAAATGTTAAAAAGTATGCAGGTGGTCAGGAATTCTCCGTTGAGCTCCTAGACAGAAGCTCTCCAGCATTTTTTGAGGAACTTGTAAAGCAAATGGAATTTGCTTATGCAAAAGCAACTGATCTTGATGTAACTGCACAAATTGCACTTGCAACAAATGTTTCAGATTATACAGCTCAAACAGCTGATGGACTTGTCAAGTTTTGCGCTTTGACTGCTGCTCAGATTTATGATGGTTCGCTAGGTTTTGCAAAAAATCTAGTAGTTTCACCAACTCAATGGGGCAATATTATGGGATACGCTGAATCAAGCGGTCGTCCAATATTTACAGCTACAAACCCACAAAATGCTGCAGGATCCGTTTCACCACAATCTCTACGCGGAAATGTTGCTGGGCTTGACCTTTATGTATCTCGCTCAATCGGCGTCGCTGCAAATACCAGCGCAGCTAATCTAGCTTCGCTATTTACAGTAAATCCAGATTCATTCACTTGGTATGAATCTTCCCGTTTCCGTCTCCAGACCGATGTAGTAGCAACTGGTCAAGTTAAGGTTGCTTATTATGGTTATGGAGCATTGGCTCAGAAAGTTGTTAATGGCATCCGCCATAACAACACAATCGGAGCTTAGTTTCAAATAGTGACGGCCAGTCCGCTCCCGAGCTGGCCGCTCACCTAACTGCTTGAAAGGATGACGAAATGCCAACGATAGTTACAGCCACAGAGCTGAGGACGATTCTTGGCGTTTCGTCATCCCTATATAACGATGCTTATCTAAACGATATTGTCGATGCTTCAGAGAATTTAGTTCTTCCAATGCTGGTCACTTTTCAAAGCAAAATAAACAAAGTAAAGCTTGAGGATAATATCGCTTACTTTCAGACCGCAACAATTCACGAATTCACTCAGGGCCAATCCGTCGTAATTACTGGCTGCGGAACTCCATTTAATGGCACACACACAGTAACCGATGATGAAATTACCGATTATGTCTTTACAGTCGCAATCACCAATGCAGATGTATTGGAAAAGAATATTATCCCAGCAGGAAACGCTGCGCTCTCTGGACTATCAACCTATGTCGGAAATGCCAATGCTGAAGCTGCAATTCTGGCTATCTCAGTCGAAATCTTTCAAGCCAGAACAGCCGCTGGCGGATCAATAGAAGGCGTAGATTTCAGCGTAACCCCTTACCGCTTATCTAAAAATTTACTTGCCAAGGTAACTGGCTTACTCGGGCCATATCTTGATGTTGAAACTATGGTTGGCTAATGCCTATCTCAACAGATGTCCGAGGCGCTATTAAAACTGCTTTATCAACAGTAGCAGCCAATATTTATGACTCAGTTCCAGAAGCCCCAATTGTCCCTGCAATTGTCATTATTCCAGACTCGCCCTATATGGAGCTTGAAGTCTTAGGCAAAGTCACAACTAGAGTTAAATTGAATTACACCATCACCGCTTGCGTTGCTTACTTTTCCAACGCAGCAGCTCTTGATAATTTAGAGCAATTAGTTATGAGTATTCTTGGAAAGTTAAACGCTTCCAAGTATGAGTTATCGACAGTCGAAAGACCATCCGTAACTGAAGTAGGAACTACTACCCTGCTAGTTTCAGATATACGCTTGAGCGTCCGCTACGAGCAAACCGCATAGGAGACCCAATGAGCACAACAATCATAACGGGGCGCGATGTGACCTTCACACTTGATACGAAGCCATACGACGCTCAAACAACTTCAGCCACTTTGTCGGCTGAGACAATTATCGAGACCTATCAAACTCTTGATGGTCGCGCATATAAGTCAGTTGATAAGCAATGGACTTTCACAATTGAACTGCTACAGGACTGGGGCGCTAACCCTGCGTATGGATCATTATTTGAGTCAATGTGGAACAACGCTGAGCAGAACCCAAATACAACTGTTCAAGTAGTATTTACCGCAGCAACTGGTGCAGTATTTACTTTCAATGTATTGCCAATCTTCCCAACAGCAGGAGGCGCAGCACCCGGAGCGCTAACTGATACTTGGACTTTGACAGTCGTTGGACAACCAGCAGAGTCTTACACCTAATAGATCGGAGCATCGGGAGCTATGAAGTCATCAATTACAATTACATATAACTCGGGCGACCAAGCGACTTATATCGCGCAACCGCCCGAGTATGCCAAATGGGAAAAAGAAACAGGCAAGTCCATTAGGGCAATGTCTGAACCGGGCATCTGGGATATCTTATTTCTTGCATATAATGCAATGAAACGAGAAGCTGCAGGTAAGCCAGTTAAATCTTTCGATATTTGGATGGATACAGTCGCAGATATTGAGGTAGAGGGTGATAGCCCAAAAGCTACCCCGACGGAAGTCTAAATAGACTTATCGTCGAGTTAGCAATAGCCACCAATATCCCAATGCAATACTGGACTGATGCAGAGGATATAGTTACAGCAGTCGAGTTATTGGAAAGGCGAAATAATGGCTGATGCAATTGCTTATGACAAAGCCGACCTTCGCCGTATCAAAGGCGCATTTAAGGCAATGGATGAAACCGCCCTTAATGCTGCCAAAATTCAATCTAATGCTTTAGCTGAGTATCTACGAAAGAAAATCCAAGAAGCTGGCGGTCAAAGAGTGCGCTCAGGCAAAGCGGTAGCTAGATTAGTTGATGGCGCTAAAATATCTAAATCTAGCAAGTTAGGCGAAATCTCTTATGGTTTTGCCAGCCAAAGATTCTCAGGTGGCGCTACAACCCAAATGCTTTGGGGCGGTTTAGAATTTGGATCTAAACGCTATAAACAATTTCCAACTAGAAATAAAGATGGTTACTTCATCTATCCTACTTTGCGCAAAGAACAGTCTTATTTAATAGCTCAATGGGAAAAATCATTTAGCGAGATTCTTGGAAAGTGGGATGATTAATGGCTGGCAATAGAACCCTCAAATTATCAATCCTTGCCGATGTTGATGATTTAAAAAAGAAGCTTGGCGATGGCAATCAAGAAGTTGAAGGCTTTGGCGCTAAAGTTTCAGAATTTGGAAAGAAGGCAGGAGCTGCATTTGCCATTGCAGCAGCTGCTGCTGCTGCTTATGCAGGTAAGTTATTAATTGATGGCGTTAAGGCTGCAATTGAAGATGAGAAGGCACAGACCGCTTTAGCTTTAAGCCTAAGAAATGTTGCAGGAGCAAGTGATGCAGTCATTGCAAATACGGAAAAATATATCCTTAAAACTTCTTTGGCAACCGGCGTAACAGATGATCAACTTCGCCCAAGCTTAGATCGTTTAGTTAGAAGCACTAAAGATGTTGAAGCAGCTCAAAAACTACAAACCTTAGCTTTAGATATTTCTGCTGGTAGTGGCAAATCCTTAGAGGCAGTTACAGCAGCATTAGGTCGCGCTTATGATGGCAACACAGCTGGATTGTCTCGTTTAGGTGTTGGCCTATCAGCAGCGGAATTGAAATCTTTAACTTTTGACGAAGTAACTAAAACACTTGCAGCCACCTTTGGAGGTCAGGCTACTGAACAAGCTGAAACTTTTGCAGGCAAAATGGATCGATTAAATATTGCTATTGATGAAGGCAAGGAAACTGCTGGATCATTTATTTTGGATGCAATTACACCTTTAGTTACTCTTATTGTAGATAAAGGAATACCTGCTATTGCGGCATTTGCCGATGAAGTAGGCCCAAAGCTAACTCCTATTATTCAAGCTATTGCATCATTTGTAAAAGATACTTTATTCCCAGCTTTTAAAAACTATTATGATTTACTCAATGCAACCATTATTCCTTTTATTCGAGATGTAGTTATTGGCATTTTCAATGGTTTAAAAAACGCTTTTGATAAAATTTCAAAAGCAGTAAAAGATAATAAAGATGAATTTAAAGATTTCTATAACACAATCAGACCAATAGTCACTTTTATTGTGGAAAAAGCAGGGCCTGTTTTTAAAACTGTTTTTAGTGCCGCCATCTCAGCTCTTGGAAGTGCTATTTCAGGAGTGATTACAGGCTTTGGTAAGTTAGCTGGATTCATTGCAGATGTGGTAAATGGCATAAAAGCTATCATTTCACTAGTTAAAAATAATCCTATTGTCCAAGGTATCGGGGGATTGATTGACAGAGTTTTTGGTGGCGGTAAAGCTGCTGGAGGATTTGTCAGCCCATCTAAATCTTATTTAGTAGGTGAAAAAGGCCCAGAGCTATTTGTTCCCGGAACTCCCGGTAATATTATTCCAAACAATAAAATGAGCGGCGGTGGGATGGTAATTAACTTAAATGTTAGTGGAGCTATAGATCCTGAAGGAACTGCCAGAACAATTATCCAAACCTTAAATGATTCCTTTAATAGAGGCACATTAGGCGCATTAGCCTTTAGGTCGTAATGACTCTTTGGAATCCAGTTTATAGGGTTAAAGTCAATGGCTCTACAGTCACTAATGTTACTTTAAGTGGCCTAAGGATTACTTCTGGCAGAACTGATATCTATTCTCAACCAATAGCCAGTTATTGCAATGTTAGTCTAATCGAAACCAATGAAGCGCCAGTTCCTTTTGAAATCAATGATGCAGTTACAATAGAAGTCAAAGATTCAGCAAATAATTATGTAGTGCTCTTTGGTGGATTTATTACTGATTTATCTATCACAGTTCAAACCTCAGGCTCGACAGCTACTAGCCAAGTTATCAATATAACTGCTCTTGGCGCTTTGGCTCGTCTTGCTAGAGCTGTATATGTAGGCAACTTCGCCCACCAATTCGATGGCGACCGAATATTAGAACTATTAAGCACAGTTTTATTCGACCAATGGAATGAAGTCCCAGCCGCCGAAACTTGGGCTGCTTATGATCCATTAGTTCAATGGCAGGATGCAGAAAACACCGGACTTGGAGAAATTGATACCCCAGGCGATTATGAGCTGCACTCTCAAAACAATTTAAACGACACAGTCTATAACCTAGCTTCTCGCTTTGCTACTAGTGGCCTTGGCTATCTTTATGAAGATTCATCTGGACGCATTGGATATGCTGACTCCACTCATAGATCTCAATATTTAGCCCTAAATGGCTATGTAGATTTAGATGGGAATCACTCAATTGGCCCTGCATTAAATATTATCAAGAGAGCAGGTGATGTCCGCAATTCAATCACCATTGGGTATGGAACTAGCAATGCTTCAACAACTGCTGAGGATGCCGCTTCAATAGCTGAATATGGATTACTTGCCTCAACAATTGAAACTACTCTAAGAAATCAAAACGATGCTGAGGATCAAGCTGACTTTTATCTTCTCATTAGGGCAAATCCTCAATTTGCGCTAAGCCAGATAACCTTCCCAGTAGCAAGTGGAGAAATCGATAATACCGACCGAGATGCCCTTTTAGAAGTTTTTATGGGTATGCCTTTGAATATTCAGAATTTGCCACCCAATATGGTAAATGGGGAGTTTCAGGGATTTGTCGAGGGATGGACTTGGACCGCTGGCCTAAATCAATTAAATTTAACAATGAGCCTATCCCCTATCGCTTTCAGCCTGCAAGCCTTCCGTTGGAACTCAGTCCCAGCGGTAGAGACTTGGAATACAATCAGCCCAACTTTGGACTGGCTTAACGCTACAATAGTTGCATAAGGAGAATAAATGCCAACGACAAGTAATTTCGGCTGGACGACCCCAGCTGATACAGATTTAGTTAAGGATGGAGCCGCTGCTATCCGCACATTGGGTAACGGCGTAGATGCTTCATTAGTTGATCTTAAGGGCGGAACAACGGGGCAAGTTTTATCAAAAAATTCTAATACAGATATGGATTTTGTCTGGTCAGCTCCAACGACCGGCGATATAACTGGAGTTACTGCTGGAACAGGTATTAGCGGCGGCGGAACTTCGGGCGATGTAACAATTACAAACTCAATGGCAACGGCTATCGATGCAAAAGGTGATTTAATAGTTGGAACTGGTGCGGACACTTTTAGCCGCTTAGCAGTAGGCACAAATGATTATGTTTTAACAGCCGCAAGCGGTGAGACAACGGGTGTCAAATGGGCGGCTGTCAATGCGAGTTCATTGACATTGTTGAGCACAACGACATTGTCAGGCACGACAAATATTACATCGATTGATCAAGGTTACAAAAATTTAGTGATAGATATACAAAACCCAAACGCTGGCAGTGGAACGGCGTTTATTATGATTTTATATTGTAATCAAGATACTGCGTCAGGCAATCACTTTCACTCTGGACATTATGCAAACACAATGAGTTCGAGTAATAGCATTTATTACATTCACGGCAATGTATCGCAAAAATATGCTGACGGACCATCAATAACAATTAGAATTGAGAATTATTCTAAAAATGATTGGGGCAAAGTTATTCAATCGGCAGGTTGGTTTTTAGACACCAGCGATGTCAGACGAGGGTTTCAAATTGGCGGCGGTTATATTGACAACTACACCGCAATCACATCGTTGAGATTCGATACTTCAGGCGGTTCTTTTACAGGTGGAACAGTGAAAATTTATGGAGAGAAATAATGAATAAACCGATGATGAGAACGCACAATCTTCAAACAGGCGAAATTGTTGATCGCGAAATGACCGATGATGAAATTGCCGCAAGAGAAGCGATTGATGCTGTGGTATTACAAGAGAGCAACAGCATAACCGAAGCACGCCAAGCTCTTTTAGCCAAATTAGGCATTACCGAAGAAGAAGCCAAACTTCTTTTAAGCTAATGGCTAAACTCTGTAAGGCTGGACAACAACTTCGGGAGCAAATTGACGATGATTATCCTGATAGGGATCGCAAGTCTGATGGCTGGGTGGCTGATGCTCGGCATCTTGCAAAGGGCAGTTCTGACCATATACCAGACTCAAGAGAAATCGTCAGAGCTTTAGACATTGATGCAGATCTAAACGCTCACAAAGAAGAAGCTTATGCACTAGTTGAGAAGCTTCGTAAATGCGCCAAGAAAGGCGATAGGCGAATTAAATACATAATCTACGATGGAAAGATTATGAGTCCAATACTGGGATGGAAGCGCAGAGCTTACAAAGGCGCTAATCCTCACCGGTCGCATTTCCATATTTCATTTACAACTTTGGGAGACAAAGATGGCAGTTATTTCAACCTCGAAGGAGAAGCTAATGAGCGATTTAAAGAAAATGGCAGAGAGCTGGGGCAAGACATTCCTAGCAACAGCCCTAGCGACTTATCTAGCAGTCGGCCTAGATGTCAATGCAATTGCAAATGCCGCTCTAGTGTCAGTCTTGCCTAGCATCATCAATTGGCTTAACCCTAACTATGAGCGTTATGGTAAAGTCCGTTAATGCCAGCGGCTGAGTTGGCCACCTTAGTAGCTTCAGTCTTAGGCTCTATAGCCTTGCTGATTGCTGGTCTTCGCTACATAATTAAATTGGAAAATATCCCCATTGTGTCGCGCCTTGATAAGATGGAGTCTCAGCTAGAATTAGCCCTAGCGAAGGGAGTCGGAAATGGCAACGCGAAAGCGCGTAAGTAAGAAGCCAGTCAAGCGTCCGAAGAGACGCAGGACTACTAAAGAAATTCCATTAACAAAACTTGATTTCTGGGCTATTGCTGCCAATGAAGTTTATAAAGCTTGTCGCAGAGCAGGAATGGATGAGGGAACTGCCTTGGCATTTGCTATGGATCGCAGTTCTTATCCGGATTGGATAGTCCCCGCCGATGACCCAATTAAGAAGATTGGTTGGGAAGATGGAGAAGAGGACAACTAATCTACTTCCGAGAGGTTGAGCTCTTTGAGGCTCTCAAGTCGCTTTATCCAGACTTGACGCCATTA